CCTCCAAAATTCTCCGGGGGATATTTTTTGAGAACTTTTTAGATATTTTCCGGCAGCGATTTAATCTTTTCATCTCAATTCACATTCAATTCGAAACAATTCACTCACATTCCACAAAGATTAGACATCATTTACAGGAGCATAGACGTTATGAACACCCGCACCCGGATTGCCATACCTCGTTTTCTCCTTTCAAGTGATAACAGACCGATATTCTAGCGCCTGTGCTTCTGTAAATGACGCCTAATAGACTTTTGAAAGGAGACCTATATGGCTAAAAAGACACCAAAGGGACTTGACGATACTGGGCCAACCAGTACGCGAAGGACCGCAGCAGGTCGCGAGAGCGAATTGATTGACTTAGCTTACGATCTAGTTGCTCAGAGACTTCGAGATGGCACAGCCACGTCCCAGGAGACAACACATTTCTTGAAACTTGGCTCTATGCGAGCACGCAAGGAGGATAAATTACTCGAAGCACAGATCAAAGTAGCAGAGGCGAAAGCAGAAGCATACAGATCTGGACAGAACATGGAAGCTATGATGGCTGAGGCTATCAACGCTGTTAAGTCTTACCAGTCAGGCAGCACCTCAACAATGTTAAACACAGGTGACCGTCATGACTAGGTCTTACAGTGAGCTAATCAAGATTCCGAGCTTCGAAGAGCGCTTTAGATATTTGCAGCTCAACGGTTATGTCGGCGATGCTACCTTCGGATCACACCGGCATCTCAATCAGACACTTTACAGGAACCCCGAATGGCGGTCTGTGAGAAACAAGGTGATATTACGAGACAATGGCTGTGATCTCGCACATCCCGATTTCGAGATTCAAGGGCAAGCAGCCTACGTCCATCACATCAATCCAATTACTGTTGAAGATATTCTGGCCAAACGGTCGATCGTCTTCGATCTAGACAATCTTATCACAGTAAGTTTTCAGACACATCAGGCAATACACTATGGCACAGAAGACTTACTTCCTAAATTACCAATAGAGCGAAAACCAAATGATACATGTCCGTGGAGGTGACTAAATGAACGAGAGCATCTTAGACACGATAAAGAAGTTGCTTGGAGCAGCTCCAGCGTATACCCCTTTCGACGAGGACATCCTCGTTCACATAAATACTTACCTCCGGTCGCTAAACCAGCTTGGCGTTGGATCTAATAGCTTTACAGTTTCGTCTGACGTTGAGACATGGTCTGACTTTCTTGGAGAAGACACAGCGCTTTTCGCTCAGGTTAAGTCTTATTTGTACGGAAAAGTAAAGCTGGTCTTTGATCCGCCAACCAGCAGTATTGTACTGCAGGCTCTTAAAGAAGCGACTGATGAGAACGAATGGAGAATCATTGAGTACGCTGACCAGAAACGAAGGGAAGCTGGTGAGGACGAGTGAGCTTTGTTTACTACAACCCGAACCCTGAGAAGAAGACGGTTGGCGATTTCTCCAACGTATCACGCACGATCGATATTTCGATCTGGGCTGGATGCTGCCAGACAGTGACTCTTCGCAACACCGGAACACAGCCGATTCAGGCCAGAAACACGAACATTGACATTGACATCATAAGCCCGGTATAGAAAGGAGGTTTGCCTTATGGGAAATGAGATGAATGAAGACGAGATCAGACACATTCGTATGGGTAGTAATAGGTAAGGTTTCAATTGAGGGGCATCGGTTTGGTTTGCCCCTCTTCTTTTTCGAGAGGAGTACTTATGAGTCCTGAAACACAGCTTGTTGTGTTCACCGCCTTACTGTCTGCTGTAACGTCATCTGGAGTCATGTCCCTTGTTGTCTATCTTGTTCAGCGGCACGACCGTAAGAAGGAAAAAGAGGACGCTAAGAACTCAGCACAAAGCAAGATGCTTCTTGGGCTGGGACATGACAAGATCATTTATTTGACAGATAAGTTCGTCCGACGCGGCGGAATAACATTAAAGGAAAAAAGAAACTTAAAGTTTTTATGCGAACCGTATTTTGCTCTTGGCGGTAATGGAGATGCCAAGATCGGCAACGAGGCGTGCGACCGGCTTCCAGTGATTTCAGACGAGGAAGCTGACGAGATGGACGCTGCAATTCACCGAAGAGAATACGGCTTAAACAATAAATAAAGCTTAGGAGGTGAAAAATCAAAATGGCTTACAACATGCTTTATGAGACATACGTCGGAGCTGATGATTACTCTTTAAGCTTGAAACACCACGGAATAAAAGGACAGAAGTGGGGCGTTAGACGTTTCCAGAACGCTGATGGATCGTTGACCGACGCCGGTAGAAAAAGATACGGATATAACCCTAAGGAAACAAAACGCGAATTCGAGAAGGTAAAACGTACTTATAAAATTACAGAAAATGGAGCTAAACTTCGCCCAGCTTATGACGCATTGAACGAAGCTCGGCAGAAGGCAAACGACGAGTACGATAGATTCTGGGAAAAGGGCAATGACGATCCGGAATACAAAGCGTTGGTAAATCAGACAGTTAATCAGATGCGAAAAAACTTTGGCGTAATTAACGGCGAAGATCTGGACGATTTGATAGAGTCATCGAAAAATCGTGCACTATCGTCTGACATTAATGAAAGGCGAACATCCGGCATTGAAGCAGAAATTTACGCCAACTATAAAAAAAGTCATCCAAATATTCAGGCCCTTGATGACGACGAGATTAATAAGCAGGAAGACTTCTGGAAGGCTGCCGACAAAATAGCAGATGAGTTGCTTTCTAAGCACGGTTACGAAGCAATGAACAACTGGGGAAACGAAGAACGAAAAGATCCAGACGTTGCCAAAATAATCAAACCGACACCAGCAAGAAGTAAAGAGATGCTTGCCGGACTTTTGAGAGAAGAAGCGGAGAATCCTGGTACGCACGCACCAACACCAACAATGCTTGAGCGGATTCGTGGAAAAATGGCAGAAGTAAACCAGACTATCTCTGAAAAGAAAGCTCAACGTGCCGAAGCCGAGCGCGCTAAGGCTATCGAAAACGGTGACGTTAAGACGGTTTTAAAGTATGCTGACACAATGTCTACCAACGAGCTTCGAGAGGTTATTAATCGAGCAAATACAATGAGGCAGCTTAATGATCTCGCCAACAGCGATCGCAAAAGCACTATGGAAAGGATCCAGAACGCTGCTACAAAGATGGCTAACTTTGGAAACGCAATCGCAAATGCAAAAGGCGCTTACGACAGATTGCAGAAGGCGTTCGCCACTGAAGACAATGTCGATCCTGTTGAGAAAGCTAGGAATGACGCTTACGAAAAATCAGTCAACGCTGATGCCATCAAAGCCATGAACAAGGCTCGCGATCAAGCTAAGGCTGCTGGCGCTAGCACTAAGGATCAAGAACTTGCTGCTTACGTGGCTAGACAGAAGCATTACGAAGCTGCTGACTATGCTAAGAAACGGACAGCCGAACTTAATGAGGCTAGAGCTCGGGCGGAAGCAACAATTAAACGACAGAATACCATGAAGCAAGTCAAAGAACTTCCAGGTAAAGCTCAGAGTAGTTTCTATAAGATTCTTGACGGCGGCGAATGGGTTACCAATAAAGACGGTAATAGCGAGTGGAGGCAAACAAAAGTCTCTGACTTGTTTAAGAAGAAGTGAGGTGAAACAATGCTATATGCAAGTACTTATTACGGCATTGCTGGTCTTGGTGACGATAGTCTGTACCATCATGGCGTAAAAGGCCAGAAATGGGGCGTTAGACGGTTTCAGAATGCTGACGGAACATACACGCAAGCCGGACGTAATCGCTACTTTACTGACGACGGGAGTCTTTCTAAGAAAGGTGAACGAGCTTATCGTAAAGATTTAAAGAAACTTAATAAATTAAAAGCCAGAGCAGACATTTCTCAGCAGAAGAAAAATATTGAGAAGTATGAGAAGCGTGCCGAGAAAGCTACTGATGTTGCTAGGAGCGCAGCAGGCGTTTTTCTTGCAACAAGAGCGGCTTCTTTACCGGTTGGTATCGCTAGTATAGCTCTCGGAAAAAGAGCTCGAGGCATTAATGACAAATTGGATGCTGCTGACAGCGTGGTGGCTAATAAAGGCTACGACGCTATGCGTAAGGCGCAGGAGTACAGAAATAAAGGTCTCGTGTCTGAAAAGCAGTATCAGTCACGGCTAAACAAAGTTGCTGGGGATGCGAACAGAGCTTTCGACAAGAACTATGCTGACTATGATAAATCAATGGCTCCGATACGGCGAGCTGGCAAAGCTCTAGACGTTTTAAATACAGCTAGAAAGGTCGCTAAGTATGGATCACTTGGCGTAGCGGCTGGCGCTGGTGCAACTTATGTGTACAGTAAAATGCAAGCAGACGCTGCTAGAAAACGAATATCTGATCTTGGTCACGAGAAAGCGGTTGCAGACGTTAACCGACAGATTGAACATATGAAACAGACTTATGGAAACGTCAAGCTTAGCGATCTCGATAAAAAGAAACGTTAGGAGTTGATGATATTTGCTCTCAAATACTGCGACTCCTATTTACTATGGTGCCTTTCGTGATAAGGTTCTTCGCGGCGAGATTCCGGTTAACCAGGAAATCTCTATGGAAATGAACCGAATTGATCAGCTTATTGCTAGCCCTAATATTTACTATGATGACGAAGCAATTAATGGCTGGATCAACTTCTGTGAAAGTGAGCTTACCTTAACCGACGGATCCGACCTTCATTTGCTTGACACGTTTAAGCTCTGGGGTGAGCAGATCTTCGGCTGGTACTATTTCGTCGAACGATCGGTCTACGAGCCGAACCCTGATGGACACGGAGGTAGATACGTTAACAAGCGAATACTTAAAAGGCTTGTAAACAAGCAGTATCTAATCGTTGCTCGTGGTGCAGCGAAGTCGATGTATGGCTATTGCATTCAGGCGTTCTTTGAAACAGTTGACCCTTCGACTACGCATCAGATTACTACGGCTCCAACAATGAGACAGGCTGACGAGATTATGTCTCCGTTTAGGACTGCTATCATTAGAGCTAGAGGTCCATGGTTTAAGTTCTTAACCGAGGGTAACATTCGTAACACTACTGGATCGAGAATTAATAGAGCAAAGCTGGCATCAACTAAGAAGGGAATCGAGAACTTTCTTAACGGATCGCTTCTGGAAATTAGGCCGATGTCGGTTGATAAGCTTCAGGGGCTTCGAGCAAGGATTGCTACCATAGATGAATGGCTTTCTGGCGACGTTAGAGAAGACGTTGTTGGCGCAATCGAGCAGGGTGCGTCTAAGAATGACGACTACTTGATTGTTGCAATGAGCTCGGAAGGAACAGTTCGTAACTCTGTTGGTGATACAATCAAAATGGAGTTAATGGACATTCTTAGAGGCAAGTACGATAACTGGCACACTTCGATCTGGTACTACAGGCTTGATGACATTAAAGAAGTAGACAATCCGGCCATGTGGCTTAAGGCTAATCCTAACCTTGGCAAGACAATTACGTATGATACGTACATGCTTGATAAGGAACGAGCAGAGAACGCTCCTGCCGCAAGAAACGACATTCTTGCCAAAAGATTCGGGATTCCTATGGAAGGTTATACTTACTTCTTTACGTATGAGCAGACAAAGCCTCATAAGAAACGAGACTACTGGAACATGCCTTGCTCGCTTGGTGCAGACCTTTCTCAAGGCGACGACTTCTGTGCATTCACATTTCTGTTTCCACTTCCTAATGAATTCTTCGGAGTTAAAGCTAGAAGTTATATTTCTGAGCGAACTCTATACAAACTTCCCGGAGCTATGAGAAGTAAATATGACGAATTTATGGCAGAAGGCACTCTTGTTGTTATGCCAGGAACTACTCTTAACATGAATGACGTTTATGAGGACCTTATTAGGTACATTGAAGAAGTTGTGAATTATGACGTTCAGTGTTTTGGTTATGACCCTTACAACGCCAGAGAAGTAGTTGAAGCTTGGGTTAAGGACCATGGCGAATACGGAGTCGAGAAAGTTATTCAGGGAGCTAAGACAGAGTCAGTTCCTCTTGGAGAAATTAGGGACTTGGCTGAGGATAGAAAACTTTTGTTTGACGAAGAGATTATGTCATTCACCATGGGAAACTGTATCACACTTGAGGACACCAATGGAAATAGGAAGTTACTTAAGAAAAGATATGAGCACAAAATCGATAATGTAGCAGCTCTTATGGACGCCTGGGTTGCTTACAAGCTAAACAGAGAGGCGTTCGAGTAAGGAGCAATATGTTATATGAATCTTCTTATTACGGTATTGCTGGTCTTGGCGACGATAGCTTACAGCACCATGGAATAAAAGGTATGTCGTGGGGTAAGCGAAACGGCCCACCTTATCCGTTGTCTGCAGCTAAGCACAAAGCCGTTGTAAAAGGAAATGACAAAAGTGTTCGCTATGGTGCGTCCGATACAAGAACCGCACAAGACATGGACCATAGTAAGAGTAGCTACACCAAACAGGTAGCACGTTTGGCGATTGATGTCGGTGTTGGCATCATTACGTTAAATCCGTTGGCTACAGCAAACGCTATGTCTAAAATTCATGGCGCTGTTAGGGCCCATTCTTTGACAACAAAAGTAGACAAACTCTTGGCCAAGAACGATAAGGTTGATAAAAAGACAGGTTTAAAACTTAAACAAAAAGATATGAATGAAAATCAGGATGCTAAGATGGTCAATCCTGGCTTCAAGAACTTTAACGACAATACCAAGAATAATTGCATGCTTTGCACAGCTACTTATGAAATGAGGCGTCGCGGATATGACGTTACTGCAAATAAGGCATCGTTTGGTTACACAAGCAATGACGTAAAGCGTTGGTTTCCAAAAGCTGAAGTTAAGAATATTTCATACAAGCCTGACCGAATGGAAGCGATTACGCATAGTGCTTTATCAAACGCTACCATTAATGAGCTCAAAAAGCAAGGCAACGGTGCTCGTGGAAATCTGATGGTTCAGTGGGATTATCGCGCTGGCGGTGGTGGCCACAGTATGGTCTATGAAGTTCATGGCGATAACGTAGTAATACGTTGTACTCAATCTAATAGAACATATAAGAATCCTAGGAAAATTTTGAAGCGTTGCCAGAGTGTTTCATACGCAAGATTAGACAACGTCGATTTCAATGCCAAAACGATCAAGGAGGTGTGTCGTTCATGATAGGACCTAGTAGAGCAGCTGAGCTTATCACACAGAAGTATCCCAAACTTACGGTCACTTCTGGCGCTGATTATGACAGGCGGTACTATTTGTTCGTCGCTGTTGAAAAACCCGGTGAGCCGGATTTTAACGCTCCATACTATGCAGTTGATAAACGTACCGGGACTGTGTCGTCTTTCTGTCCAACTGCCGATCTGGACGGTTTTTTCGACGCTTTTGAAAAGCGGCCGATAAAGATTGGCGGTGATTGAAATGAAATATGAATCTGAGTATTACGGTGTTCAAGCCGTTCCGTTTGAGCCTGAGTTAAAGCACCACGGCATCAAAGGTCAGAAATGGGGTGTCCGTCGCTTCCAGAATCCGGACGGATCATTAACTGATGCTGGGCAGAAACGATACGCTAAGCAAATGGTCAGGGAAGCAGGACGAGGCCGTTTCGGTATTTTCAACGAAAGTACTCTTCCTAAAAACAAAGAATACGATGCCATGCAAAAGGCGAAAGCTGCATATAAAGAATCGAACCGCTTAGAGGACGAATACTGGCGAAACGATAAAGAACGTAGAAAATATGCCACAAAAGCTGCTGACGCCACGTATGAAGAAAACGGAAAAAAGTATGGCTATACAAAAGATGAATGGCGATACATGTATACAGATGAAGACTTTGACCAGGATGAGATCGATTCTTTTCATCTGTACGCACGCGACAAAGGCATTGATGTAGATGCCTATCACAAAAGTGTCGACGAAGCGTACCGTAAGTTTGATGAAGCGTCAATGAAGTACGTTGACAGTGTACTTGGAAAATACGGAGACACTAAAATTAAAGATCTCGAAACTGGCACATATGAAAATGGTAAATTTGTACCGTACGAAACGTCTTTAAGAAACTGGACTCATCGGAAGGTGATGTGGTCTAAGAGGTAAAAATCAAAATGAGTTTAAAAGATAGGTTACAGCATGGTTGGAACGCATTTATGGGTCGAGACCCGACCCCGATGGTAACTATGGAAACCGGCGACGTCTATCGTCCTGACTACTATAAGCTCTCTAGAGGCAACGAGCGGTCGATGATTACTGCTATCCTTAATCGTATCGCTGTAGACGTAGCGTCTAACTCTATCGAGCACGCCAGAATGGACGAAGAGAATCGCTATCGTGGTCCGATGACGTCTGCATTTAATGAATGTCTTACTGTGGCAGCAAACTGCGACCAGTCTGGCAGATCATTCATTCAGGACGTAGCTATGTCGCTTCTTGACGAAGGTGTTATTGCAATAGTTCCGACAGAAGCTACGGCAGATCCTCGAATTACGGCCTCTTACGATATTGGTTCGCTTAGAATTGGTAAGGTTACGCATTGGTATCCACAGCATGTAACGGTTCTTCTCTATAATGAGATTACTGGAAGGAAAGAGGAGCGGCTTTACCCTAAGTCCATGGTTGCTTTGCCAGAGAATCCATTCTTTGCAATCATGAATGAGCCAAACTCGATTTACCAGAGACTTGTTAGTAAGCTACGGATGCTTGACGTTATTGACAGGCAGTCTAGTTCTGGTAAGCTCGACCTGATTATTCAGGTTCCATATGGCGTTGGCTCGAAGACGAGAAAAGAGAGAGCTGAAGGTAGACGTAAAGAGATTGAAAGGCAGCTTTCAGGTTCAAAGTATGGCATTGCCTACATTGACGGAACCGAGAAAGTTACTCAGCTGAATCGCGCCGTAGAGAATCAGCTCTTTACGCAGGTTGAGTACTATACCAACATGCTTTTCTCGCAGCTTGGTATGCCGAAAGCAGTCTTTGAAGGAACTGCTGATTCAGCTACGATGCTTAATTACCAGTCTAGGACAATCGAGCCAATCATTTCAGCAATAGTTGATGCTATGCGCTGGAAGTTCTTAACCAAGAAAGCTAGGACACAGGGACAAAGCATTGTCTTCTTCCGTGATCCGTTTAAGCTTACCCCGGTTGAACAGATAGCTGAGATCGCCGACAAATTTACGAGAAATGAGATTCTCTCGTCTAACGAGATCAGACAGATCATTGGCTATCGTCCGTCTGACAATCCTCAGGCTGACGAACTTAGAAACTCGAACATGCCACAGCAAGATGAACAACCTCCGGCAGAAACCCCGGCTGGGGACGAAACAGATAAACACAGTAATAATGTAGCTCAGATCTTAAAGAAGATTTGAGTTTTTCTTTTGCCTAAAGGTTAGATAAGACTAACAACATAGAGGAAGACATACGTTAACTCTTGAGAAAGGATTACGACCTAACGGCAAAACAAAAACAGAAAGGAAAATCAAAATGGCTAAAAAACGCTATGACTTTGGCGGATGGGCCACCAGAAATGATCTCCTTTGCTCTGATGGAAGAACGATTCGCGCAGATGCCTTTAAAGAGTGTGACGGTGAAACGGTCCCACTTGTTTGGGGACACGATCACGGTGGGCCCAAGACGATTCTTGGTCACGCTCTGCTTGTGAATAAGCCTGACGGCGTATACACCTATGGCTGCTTTAACAATTCTGAGGACGGACAGCGAGCAAAAGAAGAAGTTGCTCACGGTGATATTCGTTACCTCAGCATCTATGCAACGCATTTGAAGCAGCAGAGCGGAAACGTTCTTAAAGGAAAGATCAGAGAAGTATCACTTGTACCGTATGGCGGTGCAAATCCGGGAGCATTTATTGACAATGCAGTGCTGGCTCATTCTGACGGTACTTACGATATGTCTGATACAGAGGCTATTTTGTTTACCGGTTATCAGATAGAGGAACTCGAAGATTTAGAGCACGCTGATAAGGAGGAAAAAGAAGTGGCCGATCCGAAAGAAGAAAAGAAAGAAAGCGGCGAGGGCAGATCCGTACAGGACGTCCTGGATGAAATGACTGATGAGCAGCTCCGTGTAGTTGCTTATCTGATGGATGAAGCATCAAAAGGAAACAAGAAACCGTCGGATGATGAAGACGATGACGACGAAGTACAGCATGGTGAGGAGGAGTACGACACTATGAAATACAACGCATTTGAAAACGAAACTGGCAGACGCAGCAACGTTCTTAGCCATGCCGATCAGGAAGAGATCCTGAACATGGCTAAAGACAGCCGCCTTGGAACCTTTAAAATGGCTATGCAGCAGTTTATGGAAGATAACGAGCTGATGCACGCTGACTCCGCTGCTCCGGTAGCAGGCTTTGACAATACTACGCCGCTTGCAGAAGAAGGCATCGACTCTATGTATACGTCCTTTACTGCGATCCTGCCGGAATACAAAGACGTTCGCCCGGGCGCTCCTGAACTGGTAACTGACGACCAGGGATGGATCAGCACTGTTATGGCTAAAGTACACAAGAGCCCGATTTCCCGTATCAGAACTAGCCAGGTTGACATCCGCAGATCTTCTGACGTCGCTGCACAGCTTCGTGCTAAAGGCTATCAGAAGGGCCGCAAAAAGACTGAGACCGGTAACATCAAACTGGCAAGACGTACAACCGATCCGCAGACGATCTATGTAAAGAACGCCCTGCATCGTGACGATATCGTTGATATTACCGATTTCGATTATGTGCAGTATCTGTACAACATTGACCGCATGATGTACAACGAAGAGCTGGCTACCGCTATCATGATCGGTGACGGCAGAGACGACGCTGATCCGGATAGAATCTTCCCGGAGCATATCAGACCGATCTGGACAGACGATGATCTGTACACAATCCACTACGATATGACCAACGAGAAGGATAACCTTCAGGGTTCCAATACTACTGGGTACTTCGGTGACAATTATAAGGAAGCGGAAGCCATGATCAACGCCTGCCTGTATTCTCGTGAGGACTATAAGGGCAGCGGCACACCGGATATGTTCATTCATCCGCATAAGCTGAACGTTATGCTGCTGGCTAGAGACCGGAACGGCCGCAGAATCTATTCCTCTAAGCAGGAACTGGCTACAGCGTTCAACGTTGGCAACATCTACACTGTTGATAAGTTCGAGAACCTGACCAGAACTGTTGGCGACAAGAAGATGCAGCTGAATGCCCTGATCGTGAACCTGGCTGACTACTCTCTGGGCGCTACCAAAGGTGGACAGGTGACTCACTTCACTCAGTTCGATATCGACTTCAACCAGCAGAAGAGCCTTCTGGAAGGAAGACAGTCTGGTGCTCTGACCAGAATCTACTCTGCAATCGCTATTGAGGAGCAGGTTACTTCCGGAACTACCGCTGGCGGTGAAACCACTGGTAATGAAACCACAGAACCCGCAGGCTGATCTAAAAATCAAAATGGCCTAAATGGAGGTGATTAGTTGAATAAGTATTACGGGCCGATTGGCTTTGCTACTCAGGTAGAGGACGAGCATAGTGTGACGGAAGAAGTCATACGTGAAGGGTGGTACTATGGCGACGTTCGCAGGAACTCTAGACGTTACGAGTCTTCCGATAAGATGCTCGACGACCTTGCCATCAACAACGAGATTAGCATTCTGGCTGATGCTTACGCTAACGAAAACTTCCATGCTATTAGATACGCGGTGTATATGGGAACTAAGTGGGAAGTCACTAACGTAACCGTAGAAGCACCGCGTCTTTTACTCACTCTTGGAGGTGTATACAATGGACCGACGGATTGAACTTGACGATCTCTTGAAAGAGATTGCCAACACTTACGGAGCCCATGTGTATTATCAGCCTCCGTCGAGTGTGAAGATGCAGTATCCCGCTATCCGTTATGAACGGTCGAGAACTGATACCGATCATGCCGACAATCTCCCCTACCGAATACAAATCGGCTATCAGATAACAGTAATTGACCGTAATCCGGATAGTGAGATTACCAAGGCGATCCTTAAGCTGCCGCTTTGCAGCTATAATCGCCATTACTATGCAGGCAACTTAAATCACGACGTTTTCATAATCTACTATTAAGGAGGACACGTATATGTCTAAACTTGTATGGGACAAAATTGGTGAACATATTTATGAAACCGGTGTTGACAGAGGAGTTCTCTATCAGCTTGACGCCCAGAATGCCTTTGTTAACGGCGTAGCCTGGTCTGGTCTTACTGCTGTTAACGAGTCTCCGTCCGGTGCTGAATCTACAGCTCTGTACGCTGACAACATTAAATACCTGAACCTGATCTCTGCTGAAGAGTATGGCCTGACGATCGAGTGCTATACCTATCCGGATGAATTTGCTGTTAACAACGGCGAAGCTTCCCTGCTTGATGGTGTATCCATCGGTCAGCAGACAAGAAAGCCGTTCGGCTTCTGCTATCGTACTCTGGTCGGTAACGATACCGAGGGCACAAATAAGGGCTATAAGATCCACTGCGTATACAACTGCCAGGCTTCTCCGTCTGAGACCAGCCACTCCACAGTTAACGACTCTCCTGAAGCTGCTAACCCGAGCTTCACGATTACCACAACTCCTGTTAACGTAACCGGCCACAAAGCAACTGCTACAGTTACAATCGATTCCACAAAGGTAACTGATAAGCAGCTTAAGGCTATCGAGGATGTTCTGTACGGTGCTGAGAGTGCTGAGCCGAGACTTCCTCTGCCGGATGAGATCGCTACGATCATGCAGGGTGCTGCCTGATAAAAATCAAAATGACCTGTTTTGGACCGTATTCAGTAAGGCTGGCGGTCCTTATTTAATGAAAGGAGAAAACGAATGTTTAAACTTACAGTAGAATACCCGAACTTCCTTGGCGAAAAGAAGGAAGAAACCTTCAGATTTAACTTTAGCGAAGACGAACTTTTGAATCTGGCAAAAGATGATCCGGAATTTAATGCTGACTACATCGCGGTGCTCATGAAGGAAGAGCGCCTGATGGGCATGTACATGCTGCTTAGAAAGCTCGTACTGTTCTCTTACGGTGAAATGAGTGACGACGCTAAGTACTTCCGTAAGAGTGAAGAGAAACGTAGCGATTTCCGGCAGTCAGCAGCGTTCGATGCTGTTATCGATAAGTTCGTAGGACCCGGATCTGAGGATCTTATGAAAGCTTTTATCTATAACGTATTTCCGGCTAAATTTGCTGAAGAACTTAAGAAGAAAACACAGGCAGCCCAGCTTGAGGTTGTTAAATAAATAGACTGCGAGGTGAGAGAATGCTTCAAATAACTATTCCCGGCGGTGAATGGTGGGACGAAGAGAAGGAAGAGTTCTTCTACACGAAACCTGCTACTTTAAAGCTTGAGCATTCTCTCATTTCCATTTCGAAGTGGGAATCCAAGTGGCATTTACCGTTCTTTGAAACAGAGAAGAACGATGAGCAGATCTACGACTACATTAAGTGCATGACTCTTAATCAAGAAGTCGACGATTTAGTGTATAGAAGGATTCCTGCTTCTGAAGTTCAGAGGATCAATGATTACATTGCTGATCCGATGACAGCAACTAAGATCAACTCGCTCGGAAATGACAAGAAGCAATCTGGTGAGTACATTACCTCTGAGCTGATTTACTACTGGATGATAGCTTACAACGTGCCTGTTGAGTTCCAGAAGTGGCATATTAACAGGCTTATCATGCTGATTAGGGTTTGCTCTGAAAAGAATAAGCCCAGTAAGAAGATGAACGCAAGACAGATAGCAGAAATGAATAGAGCAAGGAATGAAGCCAGAAAAGCTAAGTACCATACGAGGGGGTAATGCTTATGTCAGGTATTAAGATCACCTCTAAGGGCGACTTTTCGAAAGTTACAAGATGGCTAGAGCGAGCCAAAGAGAAATTGAGGCTCGGAATCCTTGACAAATACGGACAGGAAGGCGTTTCGGCTCTGTCCTCAGCAACCCCGGTGGATTCTGGAGTTACTGCTTCGTCTTGGCGTTACGAAATTCAAAATGGCCCTCAGGGAGCTAAACTTAGCTTCCATAATGACAACATTAATAAGGGTGTTAACATTGCTATCATTCTGCAGTACGGGCATGGGACCGGAACTGGTGGCTGGGTAGAAGGAAGAGACTACATCAACCCGGCCATTCAACCGATATTTGACGAAATTGTTGAAAATGCATGGAAGGAGGTTACACGTGTATGAGTAACGGTAACGTTGTTGACTCAAAGATAGTTGAGCTTGAGCTTAATAACTCAAACTTTGAGTCAAATGCCACTACCAGCTTATCTACATTAGAGAAACTTAAGAAAGCGTTTAACTTCACTTCCTCTTCTAAAAACTTTGACGACATGAACGCGTCTCTTCATAAGATAGACGTGAATTCTGTTACAAACAGCGTTCACAATCTTAGAGGGGCGTTAAATGACCTTAAGTCTGTCGTTGCGTTTGCTTGGATTGCTGACGAAGCGATTAAGGCTAAGAATAAGGTCGAAGAGTTTGTAAAGTCTGTAAGCGTTGACCAGATTACTGCAGGTTTCAGTAAATACGGCGAAAAGACCAGTGCTGTCCAGACTATTATGGCGGCTACTGCCAAGGACTTCGCCGATCAGGGCGAGCAGATGGAGTTCGTTAATGGTCAGCTTGAGAAACTGAACTGGTTCACTGACGAAACTTCCTACAACTTCCTTGACATGGTAAGCAACATTGGTAAGTTTACGAGCAATAACGTTAAACTTGACGACGCTGTAACGTCCATGCAGGGTATTTCAAACTGGGCTGCTATTTCTGGCGCTAATGTTGGTGAAGCTAGCCGAGCAATGTATAACCTTTCTCAGGCTATTGCTGTAGGTTCTGTTAAACTCATGGACTGGAAGTCTATCGAGAACGCTAACATGGCCACCGCTGAGTTTAAGCAGACTGCCATTGATACGGCTGTACAGCTTGGCACACTTAAGGAAAAAGGCGACGGACTGTACGAAACTCTAAAGAACCATGAAGTAAGCGTCACAAACTTCAACCAGAGCCTCAGCGATGAATGGTTCTCGAGTGAGGTTCTTCTTAAAACGCTTGACCAGTACGGCGCGTTCACCAATGAACTTTACGATACGATGGAGGCGCTTAACTACTCCATCACAACTTCGCAGCTTCTTGAATATGTAGAGGACTTTAAAGAAGGCACCCTTGACCTTAACGCTGCATCCAAGAAAGCTGGCGTTTCCGCTGATGAGCTTAAGAAAATGTTAACAGAGCTCGGCTCGGAAGAGTTTGAGTTCGGCTTAAAAGCGTTTAAGGCAGCTCAGGAAGCAAAGACTTTTGAGGAAGCCGTAGACTCTGTTAAGGATGCGGTCTCAACTGGGTGGATGAACACCTTTGAGATCATGTTCGGTGACTACCTTCAGGCTAAAGAGCTCTGGACAGGTCTTGCTAACGATCTTTACGAGATATTTGCAGAAGGCGGTAACACCCGAAATGAGCTTCTTCGTGAAGCAATGGACACAACGGCTGCGATCGGTCAGGAAGAGTGGGATAAGTTTGCTGAAACCGGTATTACTTCTTCCAGATACATGACCAGGCTTCGTGAGGCGGTTAAGGATCATGAGAATGCTGTTACAGAGTTTGCTGACGACGAAGACTGGCTTAAGCAGTCCTTAGAGCGCGGCGTAATCACGGTAACCGACCTTGAAACCGCTTACGAGAGTTTACTTAGCAATGTTAGTGGCAATGTCGATAAGGAGCTGTTAAAGCAGGTCGAAGCCGCAAAAGATGCTGATGACGAGTTTGCTAAGCTGTTTGATACTATTGACAAATTCGATGCTGCTGATGTTGGCAAAGTTGTATTTGGTGACGGCACGACTCAGGTAGCCGAGTTAGAAGACGCCCTTGATAGTATGCTTGACTATATGGAGCTTGGCCAAGATAAGGGTGCTGCTCTTGTCGAAGTTTTGCAGTCCATGGGATATTTGGGCGGCGTTGTTTCTGATGTTGACCAGGATCTTCTTAAGCAGATGCAGACTGCTAAAGAGAGTAACGATACGTTTAAAGAGCTTCTTAGTACGCTTGATAAGTACTCTTCTAAGGACCTCGAGTCTGTTATATTTGGCGACGGCACCTATCAGGTTGAAGAACTTGAGCGGGCGCTTGATACTATGATAGAGCAGCTCGGGCTTGGTCAGGAAGATGGCCAGAAGATGGTCGACTGCTTAAAGGAGATGGGCTATTTTGGTGGCAATGCTGCCGATGCTATCTCCAAGCTATCCGATGAAGAACTTCGTGGTCTTGGCTTTACTGAAGAACAGGTTAAGCAACTTCGTAAAGCTGTTGAAGAAGGAAAAAGTGTCGAGGCTGTTTTAAAGGAACTCTTTGAGATTAAACCTACCGGACGGGAACTGTGGACCGAGTCACTTACGACTAGTATGCAGAACCTGATTCATATGATTGAGCTGGTCAAGACCGCGTGGAGTGATGTTTTTCCACCTGCAACTGCGACCGGAATTTACAATATCATAGAGTCCATTCACGATGCTGTGATGGGCTTTCAGGATCTGTTCTTTACTCTTGACGAAGATGGGAACATTGAAGAGTTTACTGAAGCAGGAGAGAACTTAAGATCGGTGTTCTCTGGATTGTTTTCAGTTCTTGATTTAGGTCTTAAGACCGTTCATACACTTGGCAGCGCTGGTTTTACTGTACTTAGAGGAATCCTTGACGGTCTCGGAATTGATATTTTAGGAATTCTCGGAACTATAGGCCGGCTCGTTACTGGATTTCATGACTGGGTTGTGAACTGTAACATTCTTGGTAAAGCTTTAGACTTTGTACGAGGAAAAGCAACTACAGTTGGTGCTAAAGTTCGTGGCTGGGTTGACAGTTTCATAAAACTTCCGAAAGTAACCGGAACGCTCAACCGTTTCAGGTTTGCTTTTAAGGCTGCCGGAAAGAGCATTAGTCCTTTCTTTGATGGCCTTAAGAAGAAGGTCGACGAGTTCAAAGCTAAGATCAAAGAACTTAACGGTTTCAAGCTCGAAAACCTTACGGCTATATTTAAGGCGTTCAAAGAAACAATTGTTAACTACGTTAAGAACTTCCCAGGCTTTAAACCGGTTCAGGCTGCTTTTGAAAGTCTTGGCCGGTCGATCAAAGGAATTCTTGATGAGTACAAGATCAAGTTACCGTCTATTAGCGGTGCCTTGACCAAATTTGGTAATTTTGCTAAGCTCGCATTTGGCTATGCCGGAACTGCAGCAAAAGGAGCGGTTGGCTTTGTTAAGGATCTGTTCGACAGGTTTGTGAACTTACCGAAAATACAGGCGAATCTTGGCCGATTTAAAGATGGATTTAAGCAGGCGTTTGGCAGCATCGGTGACTTCTTTACCGGTCTTAAACCGAGGATTGACTCATTCATTGACAGCGTCAAGAAAATGGGCGGATTGAAGCTTGATACGCTGGCCGGCGTATTTGAGTCCTTTAAGAACACGATCGGAAGTTACTTTTCGAACTTCCAGGGCTTTCAGGGTCTTAGAGATGCAGTTAAGAAGCTCTGGGATGATATTTCGACTTGGTTTAGTGGCACAAAGATCGGTGCTATCTTTAGTGACTTTCTTGATCGTGTTAATACGTTCATTGCTGGCGTTAGAGAAGCTTTCGAAGCGTTCACGATGCCAAAATCGATTCAGGATATTTTCGACTTCTTTAATAAGGATAAAACGTCTGACCTTGAATCTGGCACTGATGAAGCTGCCGGAACAATGGATACGTTCTCACAGAGAATTTACTCTGCATTTGACAAAATTAAAGAAGCTTTGGCCGGCATTAGGGTAAAAGACATTGTTAGACTAGCAACAGCGTTTCTCTTGTTTAAAGCTGTGAGTTTCGTGTTTACTGCTCTTAAGTCGTATGAGGCTTTGATTGCGGCGAAGGCAAACGAGCTTAATGGGCGGCGTCTGCTAGAGATGGCAGCAGCTCTTGGAATATTGGCTGCCGCTGTGTACGCACTAGCCAAGGTTCCGATATTAGATTTGTTGAAGGGCGCTGCAGCAATTATAGCTTTAATGGCAGCACTGACTATTATGTCCCGTTTCTTCAAAGGTGAAGATGAGTTCAAGGGCATGAAGAACGCGGCTGAAGCGATGTTTATATTAGCAGGCTCGTTGCTTCTTATTACCGCAGCGCTCAAGGCAATGGAATTTATTGATTTTACGAAGAGCGGAAAGAATTTACTTGGCGTACTAGGCGTATTGGGAATTCTTGGCTTAGTTTCCATAGCATTAAAGAAATGGGGCGCTGATCTTGGTAACGGGTTGGCCATATTGTCAATAATTGGTTCCATGTTCTTAATGCTTGCTCTGTTTAAGATTCTTGAAAGTTTTCACATTGACAATGTATGGAACGTAGTAAAGAATCTTGGACTTTTAATAGCGGCGTTGGCGGTTACGTTTAAAGTCATCGGCTGGGCTGCTAAAGATATTAAAGGATCAGCGCCGGCGATATTAGCTCTTGGAGCTACATTCTTGCTGCTTTCCATAGCCATGAAAGTTGTGGAGACTGTTGTAAAGCAGTGCAACCTCATTGAGCTGGCACTAATTGTCGGTGTTATGCTTGGCATTGCCTATGTGCTTAAGATCATTCTTGAAGCAGCAAAAGATGCTAAAGCTGCGGCTTTAACTATAATAGCTCTCGGCGTGCTGTTCGCTATTCTTACGGCGGTCCTAGCGGTGCTAGCTTTGATTCCCGGTCCTGAGCTGTTAAAGTCTGTTGGTGTATTGCTGTTACTGATGCTCGGTATTGACAGTGTACTTTATATGCTCGGTAAAACGGATCCAAAAACTGCTCTCGCTAATGCCGGTGTGATGATATTATTAATGGTTGCTGTAGGCGCTGTTCTTTGGGCCATGGACGCTTTAGGAATAGATGGTGCTCTGGAAAATGCTGAAGCTATTTCACTTGTAATAATAGCGTTATCTGCGGCGTTCTTGTTAATCAGTCTCGCCGGGCCGCTTGCTGCAGCAGCGATACCTATATTTGGACAGTTTCTGGTATTGCTTGGCATTGCCACTCTTGTGTTCGGAGTGGTAGGCGCGCTAGCAAGTTTAATACCGGAAGGCATACGTGATAAAATACTCAGCGGCTGTGAGTTTCTTGTTGACGTTGCTAAGTTACTTGGCGAAATGATTGGCGAGTTCCTTGGCGGTATGGTTGCCGGCGGTATGAATGTTCTTCCTGAAATTGCTGACGCAATAGCCGGGTTCTGTGAGCACATGCAAGGTGTTAAGCCGATTGACGACGCTGGCGTGAAGTCGATAAAGCAAGTTCTTCTGGCAATGGTAGGCATTGACCTTGTTGGAATGGTTGGCGATATTCTTGGCTCTGATGACGCTGCTAAAGAGGGACTGTCGTACGTTCAGCAGTTTGCTGTTGATATTGCTGCTTTAAGTGATGGCTTAAAGACATGGGCTGAGAACATGAACGGCTTTAAGGAGATTAATGTTCCTGAAGACGCACTAGACGCTCTTACAGACAGCATTGGCAAAATCAACTGGACGAGCTTTAAAGGTAAGCTCATGGAGTGGGCAGGCAGCATGTTGACTGGTGAAGATCAAAGCGCTGTTAAACAGTTTGGCGAAGATTTAACCACCTTAGCTAATAGTCTTAAGGTGTGGCAGGATAAGATGACCGAAATCGGATCAATCACTGTCCCATCTGAAGACATTTCTGCCCTTGCCGATGCTCTTGGTGAAGTTCCCGGAACTGGGTTATTTGAAAAGATCAGCAACTGGTTCAACGGCGCACCGGACTTTGATGCATTTAAAACGAATGTAACCAAACTTGGTGAAGCGTTAGCCGCATTCGATACAGCTATTGGCGATGACGTTGACACAGCAAAGATTAGTAAGATGTCCGATGCCGTGTCCTCACTTGCCGATATCGGTAACAAATTGTCTGGTCAGCAGCTTTCTGACTCTTGGTTCTCAGGAGAAGGAATACTTAAGAAATTCGCTAAGGCAGTTATTGAGTTTGCTGAAGAGCTTTCCGGACTTTCCGATGTTACGATTGATACGGAGTCTCTGTCATCGTTTGCTTCGTCCACGTCGACGCTTGCAACCGCTACACAGACGATGTCAACAGTGACTATTGAAGGTGACATTATTGACAAGGGTCTTATTGACAAGTTCAAATCTTGTGTACAGACGCTTTCAGATGCTATCTCTGGACTGACAGGTCTTGATACATCAGGCGTTGACAAACTTACTGGCGCTGTAGATAAGCTTGCCGCTGCTGATATTTCGTCGGCTGTTGACAAGCTCTCTAGTGCTTCGTCTCTTGGATCTGATGCTGATCTTAGCAGTTCTGGTAAAGAGATGGGTAGTTCGTTAGCAAGTGGGCTTAGCGCACAGTCAGGTGCAATGAGCAGCGCGATGAGTGGTCTTGTCGATTCTGCTAAATCAGCAGTCAGAACAGATGGCTTTAGTGACGGAGGTAAGGCGATTGCAAAAGCGCTCGCTGACGGAATTGCTCAAAGTGCGTCTCTTGCAGCGGATGCCATGAGACAGGTCATAAATTCAGCTAGGAATCAGGCAGGCGGACACATTGGTGGCTTTTACTCAGCAGGTTCTCAGATGGGTGCTGGCTTTGCTAACGGTATAGCTGGCAGTGCGTTCAGGGCTATGATAGCTGCCAGGGCGATGGCAGTTGCTGCACTTGAGGCTGCTAGAGCTGCGCTGAGGGTGCATTCACCTTCTAAGGAAGCTTACGAAATAGGTAACTTCTTTGGCCTTGGTTTCACAAACGCTATCGACGATAACGTTGGCAGTGCCTACGATTCTGGCTACGGAATGGCTGACGCAGCAAGGAAAGGACTGCATAACGCGGCTAGAGCAGTCAAAGAGATTCTCTCAAACGACTTTGATTCGAGCCCGGTTATACGTCCTGTACTTGACCTTAGCGAAATTCAAAATGGCGCTTCTTCTATTGGCAATCTGCTTAACTCCAGTCCGATTCCGGTTACTGGGAACCTGAGCGCTATTAGAGGAAACGTTAATGCTAGAAGCATGGTTACTAACGGAGATGTCGTCTCTGCGATTTCCAAGCTTCGCAATAGTCTTAATAATAAGCCGGCCGGAAATACCTACGTTCTTGATGGAATTACCTATGACGATGGCAGCAACGTAGCCATGGCTATCAAGGATCTGGTACATGCAACACAGGTGGAAAGGAGGGCAAATGGCTAGTAAAAAGAAGGTTACCGGTCTGGCAGTTAAGCTTCAGTCCGGAACACCTCGTACTTACTATGCTACTTGGAACTGGTCTAAGAAGCATACGAAAGAGTACGATCTTCAATGGTACTATTCCACGAGTCAAGGGGTATGGTTCATTGGTTCTGACTCCACTTCGAGAGTTAAGAACGGAACCTACTCCGCTCCTGATAACGCCACCGCAATCAGAGTACGGGTTAAACCAGTTTCTGAGACACATAAAGTAAACAATAAAGACGTTAATTACTGGACGGCATCCTGGTCGAATTATGCAACAGTCAATCTGGGGCAGGTTCCACCGGAAAAGCCGCCTACACCAACAGTGACGATTAGCGACTTCTCACTTACAGCTTCTGTTAACTATTACGGAGACGGAACAGTAATTGAGTTTGAAATAATTCAAAATGACCAGATTAGCCTTGGCACAGCGCAGGTTGGCCTTGCTACGAATCATGCTGCCTATAAGAGGTCAGTCTCAGCGGGGAGCAGATACAAGGTAAGAGCCAGGGCTAAGAAGTGGTCAAGCAACTACAGTGACTGGACTGAGTATTCAGACAACGTCGAGACGATCCCATCTAATCCTACAAGGATTAAGAGTGTCAGTGCAACTTCCTCGACAAGTGTTGCTGTTACTTGGGACACAGTAAACAATGCTGACAGCTATGAAGTACAGTACACAAAAAATAAAGATTACTTTGATACTGCGCCAGGAGAGGTACAGTCAGCTACTGTAGAAAAAGTGACAACGGCCAACATTACCGGAATGGACACCGGTCAGACTTGGTACTTCAGGCTTCGTGCCATTAACGAACAGGGTAATTCGGGCTGGACACCGATTGTTTCATGCGTTATCGGTTCTGTGCCGTCGCCACCTACGACCTGGTCTTCAGCGACTACGGTTGTTGGAGGAGAAACGGTAACTCTTAGCTGGGTTCACAACAGCGAGGATAACTCGGCTCAGACAGCAGCGACTCTTGAGATGATTATTAACGGTGTACCTCAGACCAGAGAGTTCACAGCAGAATCTTCATATGAAGTAAATACAGAAGGATACAAGGATGCCTCGACGATTCAGTGGCGAGTCAAGACAAAAGGCATTACTGCGGATTACTCTGACTGGAGTATGCAGCGATCCATTAATGTCTACGCTCCAGTATCTCTCGGTATCTCTGGCCTTGGAAGCACTGTAGGTCAGTTCCCAATCGTGATAGAACTATCTACCGGGCTTAGCACGCAGCGACCGATCAGCTATCATGTGTCGATCATTGCTAACGAGTCCTACGAAACTGTTAACTATTTGGGAGACGATGAATTTGTAAGTGAAGGGCAGGAAGTGTATTCTAAGAACTTCGACACATCAGCTAATCCTTACAGGATTGGCATTAGTGCCGGAGATGTAAATCTCGATAACAACATTTCCTACACACTGGTTGCTAATGTGGCTACCGACGTTGGTTTATCATCAAGCGCCAGTGTGACGTTTACTGTCGAGTGGTACGATGAAACCGTTGACCCGAACGCCGAGATCGGAATTAATGATGCCAACTGCGTGTCTGTTTACATCAGACCGTACGTTGCTGACGATCCTGTTGAAGATCCTGGCTACATTTTGGACAGTGAAAGTGAGATCGTATTAGACAGTGAAGGCGCTTACATTTCGGATACATCAGACGATCCTACAATCTTTGACCCGATCGTAATTGAGCATCTGATTGCGGGCGTTACTTTGTCTGTGTACCGGCGAGAGTTTGACGGCTCGTTTACGCTACTCATGGATAAAATTCAAAATGACGGTAGTACGGTAATCGTTGACCCGCATCCGGCGCTTGATTACGCAAGGTACAGAATCGTAGCTATAAACGATAGCACCGGAGCTGTATCTTACTATGACATGCCTGGCTATCCGATTCAGGAAAAAGCCATTATTCTCCAGTGGGATGAAAAGTGGTCCAGTTTTAACGTTCAGCAGTCCTCGGATGAAAACTACGAGAGAGATGAGAGAACGTGGAGCGGGTCACTGCTTAGATTACCGTGGAACATTGATATTTCCGATAAGAATACTGTCGATGTGTCAATGACAGAATACATCGGAAGAAGAAGTCCGGTCAGTTACTATGGCACACAGATCGGACAGACAGCAACATGGAACACCGACATTCGTGCTGACGATGAAGAGACACTTTATGCGCTTAGGAGGCTTGCCGTTTGGATGGGAGATGTATACGTCAGAGAACCATCTGGAAGTGGCTACTGGGCTCATGTAAATGTGTCATTCTCAAGGAAGCACACTGAAATGGTAGTTCCTGTGACATTAGAGATTACAAGAGTGGAGGGAGGTGTCTAAATGATTGATTGGACCAAGTCCATGCAGCAAACTTATGAGTTTTACGAAGTCGATCCTGGAACATGGAAAGACCGCAAGAGACTTAATATGTTTACTGGTGCCACAATCGATCGAGATGACGACAACAATACCTTGGGCTCTGCTTCTTTTGATGTCACCGAAGATTTAAACGAGTGCTATGTCAGGACGTATCTTGTGGTGACTCAGAATGGGGAAACGAAGAAGATACCACTTGGAACTCACTTAGTGCAGTCTCCGAACGATAACTTTGACGGGAGAAATCACAAGTATACTCTTGACGGATACACTCCACTGCTTGAGCTTAAGGAAGGACAGCCGCCTCTTGGCTTTAATGTTCCTTCCGGCTCAAACATTATGGCAAGCGCTTACCGGATCATTGCAGAACATGTAAGGTGTCCGGTAGTTGCTGCCAAGAGTGATTCAATACTTAATAATAACTTTATTAGTGACATTGACGAAGACTGGTTCAGCTTCTGCAACGACCTGATTGCTAACGGCGGTTATTCCTTTGACATTGATGGTTATGGGGTTATAACGTTTGCGCCTGACCAGGACACGGCAGCACTGACACCAGTCTTTACTTATACAGACGACAACAGCTCGATACTGCTTCCTGAAATTCAGATGGAACGAGACATCTCTACGATACCGAATGTCGTAGAGGTGCTTTACTCAGCGAACTCTGGATATTTGTACGGAAGAGCAGTTAACGATGATCCGTCTTCGCCTACTTCGATTCAGAGTCGTGGGAGAGAGATTACTCATAGGGTTACCGATCCGGAACTATACGGCGCGGCTACTCAGGCTCAGGTTGACGAGTATGCGAGGAATACACTTAAAAGCTTGTCAACACTTGACTGCAAGCTCACATATTCTCACGGCTTTAATGAGGTTAGAGTGAAGGACTGCGTAAGACTAAACTATGAGCGGTCGGGAATCGTTGGAATCAATGCTAAGGTTGTCTCTCAATCCATAGAATGTAAAACCGGATGCACAGTTTCAGAAGTTGCAGTATTCACAAGAAAATTATGGGGGTGATAGCTTATGGCCTTATCTAGCGACATTGTAAAAAGCTTTGCTAAAATGGCCGCTGCGGTTCCAGAAAGCAACGAGCCTTCATTTATATTTGGCACCGCTAAGAAAGTAGGCGGTGAGTACTTCGTAAGATTTGACGGCTCTGAACTGTACACTCCGGTTATGAGTACAATAGATATTTCTGATGACGACCGAGTTATGGTCATGATTCAGAACCATACAGGAACCATAACCTCAAACGTAACGTCTCCGGCAGTCAGTAATAAGTCGTTCTCGGACTATAAAGAAACCGTTGCTGGGAGTTTCGATCATATTTATGCTACTTACATCACTGCTCAAGAGATTGAAGCTGAGTACATAAAAACGGCCTTGCTTGATGCTGAAGTAGCAAAAGTCGGATATCTGAAAACTAATCAGCTTGACGCTGAAGTAGCTAAGCTTGGATATTTGACGGCATCAGAAGCTGACATTGGATACGCCAAGATTGATTTAACCAATATTGGAACCGGCGCTATCAAGCAGGGAATGATCGACACTGGTGCCATAGGAACAGCACAGATCGCAAAGGGTGCCATTACCGATGCAAAGATAGAAAGTCTTACTGCTACTAAGATCAAAGGCGGCACGCTTGATGCAAGTCAAATTACTGTTGCTAATCTTAACGTAGACACGATGACTGTCGGAACGATCAACGGCAGTCGAATAGCAAGTGGCACAGTCGATCATGATCGCCTTTCTGCTGAACTATCGGCAATGGTTGACAACTCGGTAAGCGATGTTACGATCTACTATTGCTTATGGAATTCGCCGACGACTGCTCCGGCTGACAACTATTCCGAGTGGAATACTAGAGCTCCTAACTGGCAAGCAGATAAGTACATGTGGCAGAAGACAGTCACTATATTTAGCGACCATACTCAGGAAAAGCCGCACACGACGACAACTAAAACCTGCATTCAGGGAGCCAAAGGTCAAGACGGAGAACGAGGAACTACATGGTTTGCAGGTACTGGCGTTTACGGAACTGCAAAAGATACAGGCGAGGATGGTAACGTATTTCCTGATTCCGGCGTGTCTTCTGCTATTCTTGGCGACCATTACCTTAACACTACATACCAGAACGTTTATATTTGCTCGTTTCCAGGAAATGCTGCAACAGCCAAGTGGAAGTACGAGCAGAACATTAAGGGAACAGATGGCACTCCTGGCGTTCCGGGCGCAGACGGAAAGTCTGAGTACCTTCATATAAAATACTCTAACGACGGTCTTAACTTTACCGGCCATGATGGTGAAGATCCTGGTGATTATATTGGTACTTACACCAGTAACGATAGCGGCGATTCAATGACGTTTGATGATTACACTTGGGCTAAGATCAAAGGTACACCCGGCCAGGACGGTGTATCCCCTACGATTTCTACGTCAAAAGATTCTGGCGTAACGACTATCACGATCGTCGACGCTAAAGGTACTAAAACGGCTAAAGTTAACGACGGTACGAATGGAACTAACGGTAAAGACGGTAAAGATGGAACTTCAGTAACTGTTGAGGAAACTCGGTACAAAGAAGGCACCAGTGCAACTATTCCACCGTCTGGGGAATGGCCTAGTAAAGATCCTGTTGAGGTAGCTGAAGGAAATTACCTGTGGACCAGAGTTTTATATTCTGATGGTTCAAAAGCTTTCAGTGTAGCAAAGCAAGGAAAGTCCGGCACCAATGGTAAGGACGGAACAAACGGAACTAATGGTAAGGACGGTAAAGATGGCCTAGACGGATATTCTCCAACGGTAATCGCCGTAAAAGATGGAACTACTACCACAATTACTGTTACTAACAAAACCGGAACTTCCACCGCTACCATAAATGACGGTAAGGACGGAACTGACGGTAAAGATGGTAAAGACGGTCAACGAGGTGCTACATGGTATGCTGGTACTGCTATAGATGGTGATCCGGAGGACGAAGCTTCAACGTATAATACAGGCATCGCTTCTGCGATTGCAGGCGACCGTTACCTCAACACTGACAATCAGAACGTTTATATTTGCACACTTGGCGGTAACGCTTCTACTGCACTTTGGATTTACGAACAAAACATTAAGGGCGAACAAGGAGCTCCCGGCGGTGCTGGTAAAGATGGCAAATCGGCTTACGTCCACATAAAGTATTCTAACGACAACGGTAAGAGTTTCACTGGGAATCAAGGTGAAGATCCGGGTTCGTATATTGGAACTTATACCGACGATGAAGAAACAGATAAACTGGTTCTAAGCCTGTACAAGTGGGCTAAAATTGAAGGACCTAAAGGCGACGCACCGAAGGTCACAAACCAGACATACGCGTGGCAGCTATCCTATAACGGCGATACCGTACCGACAGGAGACTGGTCACCTACTGAGCTTTATCCGACTGTTCTTCAGTACGTGTGGACCATGACCTCAACGTTCTGGGACAACGGCGACGTAACATATTCTTACATTGTTGGTGGCCGAAGCGGAACAGATGGTGAAGGAATGATCGGCCTTAATAGGGCTCTTCAGACCGGAGCTGCTATCACCAAGACCAACATGTCAATGGGCAGCGTTGGATATTTGGAGTTTCCTGCTTACAAGTTAGACAGTAAGCTAAACGAAATGGAGCTTCGAACCACCGATTACCTGACTCTTTCGTTTGATTATGTAATCGACGGGGTTGAGGACGACGGAACTGCTTCTATTCAGGCTGGCTTTGACTCAGAACCGGGATTTGTCTTCGCTTCTAAATCGATTGGTAAGAGTTATATTTTAGACTCTGACGGAGAAGTAATCTTAGATAGTACCGGCGGACAGATCTGGGACAATGGAGCTGGGCTTACTGGTCACTACGTATCAACGATTGCGGTGACTGATGCGATTAGAAACTCTGTAAGTAAGAGACTTAAGTTTAGAGTCTACGACGCACCGCACGCCAGCATCGTTATTACAAAGTGCAAGCTGGAGATCGGAGACACTGAGACTCCGTGGTGCTTAGCTTACCTTGACCTTACCGAAGCTATGGACAATGCTCGTAACTCAGCTGATGGTAAGAACAAAGTCTTCTATCAGGATAGCGAACCGAGTGCTATCGATCGAAAACTAAATGATATTTGGTTTGATACCGACGATGGAAACGCCATGTACTATTGGGACGGTAGCAACTGGAGAAAGAAAGAGTTTGGTGGAGATGCTATTGAAGCCGACTCGATCATGGCTAGACATATCGTAGCAGGGGCGATTACTGCCGCTGCTATTGAAGCGGGTGCAATTACTACCGAAAAGATTGCAGCAGATGCTATTACAGCTGACCTGATCGCAGCTAACTCAATCACAGCGGATCACTTAAACGGTAAGATCATCACTGCTGATTACCTGGCTACTGACTCGGTAACAGCTGATGCGATTCTTGCCGGCGAAATCACAGGTGAGAAGCTTAACATTGCTGACATCGTGGCTAACTCGGCGCTTATCCAAGAGATATTTGCAACTGACATTACCGCCACTAATACCATAACTGGTGGCACGTTCATAGGCGGCAGTCTGCAGTCCATTGGCTACGAAGCTGCATCATCTGGGAACTACTCGAAGACCGGGATGATAATTGACCTAGCTGCTGGGTGCATCAAGACTCCGAAGTTCGCTGTTACTACGGCTGGTAAGCTCTATGCTACTGACGGCGAGTTCTCTGGTAAGATCACGACTGGATCAGGCAGTAAGATTGGTGGATGGACGCTTACCGATCATGACATGAGCGCTACGGTAACAACGTCGACCGGAAGCAATTATGTGTTCTTTGGTGACGGTACTACGTCAGGATCCGGTAATCAAAACCTTCACGCAATGCTGATTAAGACCGTTAACAATGGCACAGAAGCATATCCGTTCTTTGTTAGAAACACTGGGTACCTGCACGCTACTGACGCTGACATCAGAGGCGCTATTCAGGCTACGTCGCTTACTGTCAAAGAGGGATTGATATTCTACGACAGTAATTTCTCTACGACGATGACAGCTATCGGTGGTCGTGCTAATCGTTTGGAACTGGGCGCTACGGTATCTAACGGAACTGTAACACAGATTGGTAACGGCGCTAATCTCTATGGCAATCTTATTCTTTACGATAACGCCAAGGAAACAAGAATTGCCATGCCGCCAAGACAAAGTAGCTGGATCAATGCCATTTCAGAAGCTGCCATAGACATTTGGAGCAGTACCGACACGACTAGCTTCAATAGCTTTGGAGGTATCTGGACTAAGGACGGTAAGTGGGCATTTGGACCGCTTAACAGCGATAGTTCGTTCAACCTTGTTTACGCAACGGCGACTCGGCTAGCAAATATGGAAAACGGCTTTGATACGGGGTACAGGTTCGGTAACGACGGTACGTTTAGTTCTGGTGCTGTTAGTACAGGAAGCGTGACTGCATCGGGAGCAATCAGCGCAAATACTGTTACTTCTAATGCCAAAGGTGGCCTTAAAGGAATGCCTAGCGACGATACCGGTGCACTTAGAGAAGCGGTTTTGACTGGTACCGGTGCAGCTAGAATCTCAAGGTTTTGGCATGGTGCTAATACGACTGCTTCTATTCATTCTTACAGGGGAAACAGCTGGTCCACTTATACCTTTAGTGTAGCCTCTTCCGATAAGCGTCTTAAAGAGAACGTTAAGGACGCTGAAGTTAAGCAGGCCATGGACCTCGTTTCACAAATCAAAATGAGGTCCTTTGACTGGAAAGATGATAAGAAGCACCAGAAAATCGGGTTTATCGCTGACGAATTAGAGGAGCTTGATCCGAACTTGGCTGTTGGCGGGGGAGAAGATGAGAACGGTAACATGAACGTTAAGGCAGTTGACACGTTCTATCTTCTTGGATATTTAGTCAAGGCTTTGCAGGAAGCTAATGACCGCATAAAGGTACTTGAAAGGAGAATAGGAAATGAATGAGGTAAAGAAACCTTTACTTGTAGCAAGAGAGGAATTATTACAGGCAGTCACCAATGATATTACATCGTCAGGGCTGCCTTTAATTATTGTACTTCCCTTAATGGAGTCACTGGTACGAGGGCTCAATGAGGCTCTGGCCACTCAGTATAACAACGAGAAGGCTCAGTACGAGGCTGCATTAAAGGAGAAAAAGGAGGAATTAGATGGCAAAGATAACTGACTATCCTTCTATAACGACCATCGACGCCAACACGATACTCTTGGCTGACGGATCATCCGGAACCGGTAAAATCTTAGCCTCCGATATGGCTAAGTATGCTCTTGAGACTTACGCTGGATCTACACTGGCTGGGTCTGCGCAGAGCGTGAAGAATGCGTTTTCGAACCTATTTGCTAACGGTAGCAACATTGATGCTAGCAACGTTGATAGCTTAAAGACCAGCGCCATATACTGTCGATATATTGAAGCAGCTACAATTACCGGGTTTCCGATCATGTCTAGCGGTTTTGGACTGTTTATAGTGTCAAACGGGACATCAACTGCTGAACGTGTTGGCCAATATATTTTCATGCCGAATTCCGGAACCATGGCTATGCGATATGATAATAACGGTACTTGGGGACCTTGGAAAATGGATGCCAGCACCATTGCAAAAATTACGACATCCATCATTGATTATGTTGATGCCCTGCCAGATAATTCGCTTATCAAGTTATGGAGCTCGGCTGCGGATGGCACTAAAGTTGGGTCACCGTTTGGTACGAGCTCTTCGGCGTATTACGAGGTTGACAAGATTAATGTATCGACGGCTTACGTAAAAGCAAAAGCGATGGCAAGGGGCGTAAACGATCAAGATGTCGTATACATTAAGCAGAAGTATAGTAGCGGCTGGGCTGATGGCTGGACAAAAGTTCCCACCAGAGCGGAGGTTGCTGTAGTAGTCCCGAAGGTAAAGAATGCGATTGGCGATTTGTCTAGCATTCAACCAGGCGAACAGGGATATATGCAGTTTACAGCGGACGTATCACCTATCGGAACCCAAGCATATTTTACAGTTTGGTGTACAGGTAATGCAGACAGGCGAGGGCTTGTTGCAGTCTATACTGCAGGGACAGAAACAAGAGTCTTTGCTAATGCCGGTCATGCTACTAGTGGAGTATTTGCTTGGCGAGGCTGGGCTGAGTATGCTGATATGACTGCAAAAGCAGGTACGTTCACACCAGATTCGTCACTGACAAATCTAGGTGAAAACGGAATCAAGGTTTGGCAGAGCGGAAAAGTCGTGACTGTTAGCGGATATTTGCAGGCTTCATTTCCTGGCACGACGAATATTCAAGTCGGAACCATTAGCGGAGTTGGCACACCGCAAAATCCAATACGAGCACGCGGCGGATGCGGACCCAACGCTTACTCAACAGGAAACGATGCTTACGTGGCTATAACCAGAGACGGAACGATTACTGCCTATTCAGCAGGGGCAGGTACGAGCCTTTACTTTACGATCGCATACATAACTGCATAATTATTTGCGTAAAGGAGAAAAAAACTATGACAGATATTTTAGGAATTGCATCTGTAGCAGCTATCACAGTGATCTGCTACCTTGTTGGGATGCTTTGGAAAACCGTTAACAAACTTGATGACAAATTCATTCCGGTAGTTGTCGGAATTACCGGCGGCATTCTTGGAGTCGTTGCAAAGCACATTAACATGCCTGATTTCCCGGCGGTTGATTATATTACTGCTGTGGCCGTCGGCATCGTCTCAGGACTTGCGGCAACCGGAATTAATCAGATCGGAAAACAGCTTAAGGGTTAAGGAGGCGATGGCTTATGGCTCTTGATATTCAGAAGTACTATCTTAAGAACAATCGTTGCTATAAGCAGGCAGTTACTAGAAAGCCTATCGGTATTCAGATCCATTCGATTGGCACAGCTCAGGGGACAGCAAAGGCAGTAGCAGATTACTGGAATCAGAGCACGGTTTCCTGCGCTGTAACATACATCGTTGATGCCGATATTTCAGGTAAGGTATTGCAGACTCTTCCGGAAGAATACTATACCTGGGCTGATGCAGGGTACGGTAACCGCAACCTCATCACGATCGAGATCTGTGAGTCAGATTTCATGAAGTATTATGGCGGTGGAGCTAACTACAATGTCACTAACGAGAAGGCTTTTGAAGCTGACATCTTAAGAGGCTACGATACTGCAGTAGCTCTTTGTGCTGATATTTGTAAGAGATACAATTGGGACCCGGAGGCTAAGTTGCCCTCGGGTCTTTTCCTTATCTCATCGCACAATGAGGGAAGACTTGCCGGTTTATCGAGCGCTCACGTTGATCCTTCTCACATCTGGCCGCAGTTTAATCTGTCGATGGCAACTTTCAGGAAAGCTGTTAAGAACGCTATCAAGACCGGCAGCAGCTTAGATAACGAGAGTATTAATTACTACCGCATACGAACCAGCTGGGAAGCAGCAAACACTCAGCTTGGGGCTTATGAGAATAAACAGAACGCTATAGCAGCCTGTCCCCCTGGATATTCCGTCTTTGACTACAAGGGTAGAAACGTCTATACGAATAAGAGTTCGATTAAAGGGACGCAGGCAAGCGACTTTAAAGGGCTTACCGAGACACAGGCAGCCGAGAAGATCTTAGAGCTTGTACGAACCAACGATAAGTCCGGAATCCTTCCTTCAGTATCAGCAGCCCAGATGATCTTAGAGTCCGGCTATGTTACTACGAACCTGTCTAAGATTGCCAATAACTGCTTCGGTATGAAGGTATCACTGTCCGGTAATACGTGGAAGAGCGTCTGGGACGGAAGCAGCAACGTTAAGATCCTTACATGGGAGGTCTATAACGGCAAGAGTACTAAAATTTACGATTACTTTAGGAAGTATCCGTGCATTGAGGACTCAATAAAGGACCATTCTGCATACCTGCTTGGCGCTATGGACGGAGATAAGAAGCGTTATGCCGGATTGCTTGAAGCTAAAGACTACCGTGAAGCCATTACGATTATTAAGAAGGGCGGATACGCTACCGATCCTGATTATATTTCAAAGATCTGTGCTATCATTCAGCGTTTTGGGCTTGACAAATACGATAAAAAGAGCTCTCAGAGCGAAAAGTCAGAAGAGCAGACAGTAAATACTACGTACAGAGTTCAGGTAGGCGCTTACAAGCTTAAGAAAAATGCTGAGAAAAGGCGAGATAACGTGAAGAAAGCTTCAGGGTATTCCTGCATTGTAACTAGCAGCGGCGGTTTATATTTAGTGATCTGCGGTAGCTTTAAGATTAAAGAAAACGCACAGGCTAGAGTAAACGCTCTGAAAGCCAAAAAGGTCGAAGCTTTCATAAACGAAATCTGAAAAAATCCCCGGGTGGAATTTTTGAAAAACTTTTAAAGGCCAGCGGGTCTGAACGAACGTGAGGGCCTTTTGGAATTTTTGAAAAAGTTTTAACTTGAAAGGAGAACACATGCAACCAACGTTTATTATCCTGGCGCTTGTCTGTGCATTTATATTAGGCATCATGATCGGGTACAGAATCAAAGAGAATGAGGTGCTAACTGTCGGTTCCTTTATTATTAATACTGATAAGGGGGCTGAGCATCTCTTCGAAATTCACTTTGATGAGGACTTAAGTTCTCAGACCCGAAAGAAGATCATAGCCTTTAACATAGAGAAGCGCTAACTTTTTCATTTCATACCTCCTTTTGAATATGCCCCGTGAGTTTTTCATGGGGTATATTTTTTTTT